CTACATGAAAGATACTAGATTGTCAAACGGCAACTCAAAATTAGCAATAGTATAATATGGCAGATACTTCTTTACTAAAACCTTTTAGTGCAACTTGTGGTGGAGGCTTAGTCTTAAACAAAGATGTTTATGATATGGCACCAGGAGAAGCATTACAATTGGTAAATTTTGAACCATCAACAGAAGGTGGCTATAGAAGACTTAGTGGTACTACAAAATATAATTCAACAATAGTACCTCAAGTATCTTCTGGTAATGAAAGATTACAAATGTCTGCAATCTTTAATGACAAGATAGTTGCAGGTAGAGGTGGTACAGTATCTTATGGTGATACAAGTGGATCATGGACATCCCTAGCAACTAGTTTAGGTACAGCACATACATATGATTTTGATAAATTTAATTTTAGTGGCACAAGTAAAATTATTATAGCAACAGGAGAAGCTGCAGCATTTACAGTAAATACAAGTTTTGCAGTAGATGTTATAAATGCAACAGGTGGTGGGACTGCTCCTACTAATCCTAAATTTGTTAAAACTTTTGCCAATCATGTATTTTATGGTGGTATGTCTAACTCTACACATAGTATAATATTTTCAGTACCTTTTTCAGAAGATAACTTTACTTCTGGCAGTGGTGCAGGTGAGATAAAAGTTGGTGATGTTGTTACAGGATTAAAAGTATTTAGAGATGAATTATTTATATTTTGTCAAAGAAAAATATATAAACTTAGAGGGACTACTTCTTCTACATTTGCATTAGCTGAAGTTG